TCAGCCATTGGATATCTAACAACGTCTAAATTAAACGTCATGGACTCCATCAGCGCCACACCCGGTAAAAAGTAATATTCTTGGCTCGGAACGCAATCGAACGTTATATATTGATAATAGGGTATTAAATCGACTTCAATCTGCTTAAAGTTAAGCAAATCATTAAGCATTTGAAGACCGTCGTTTATCTGGTCGCCGGTAGGATATTGTAAATTTCTAGCAACAATCCCTGATAAAAACCAGGAGTTTGTTATCAACTGTTGTGCAGTATACGCCATAACAAACTCCCAATTAAATTACACTAACACAGGGTACGCGCTATTAGCTACGCCAGCCCATTCAATCACAGACACACTAACAGCATCTCCGCTAACACTTACCAAGTAATCAATCTCAGGCTTAGAGGAGCCCACGCCTGCGATCATTTGGATGTATTGGCTTTGAGCAATACCAGCCGAAACACCAATGATTGTTGGTAGATTACCAGTTGCTGATGATCCTGTGGGTCTGAACTGAACCAAATCACCCGCCGCTGCCGGGGTAAAGGTAACTAATATCGTTACAATTACGTTTGGAAGCGTTGTCGTATGAACCGCGCTACTTGCCGTCAGGTCAATCGCCGTGAATGTGGTAGCATTACCGCCAGACAATACAGATATAGCAGGAACGTTAAAGTAAGTTAACAATCCAGCAATATTCTGAGGCTTCGTGGTTGAGTAAACAAAGTGACTCGAACTATCTGTTGACCAGAACCCTATCAAACGATAAGAATCGTAACCTTGTGGTAGCGTAGGAGCTAAATTGCTTGTTAGGCTCAAAACTGCCGCTGTATTTTGGTAATTGCGAGAATCACCAATCAAGTAAATAGCGTAGTTAGTGCTTGCAGCAATCGTTCCTGTATCCAAACCATTTGCACCATTTACAGCCGAATTAATCAACAAACCTGGCTGATAATTTAAAAATTGCGCAGGAGGGTTGTCAATATTGAAGTAGTTTTGTAGCCCAACAACCATATCAATGCTATTTGTGGAATCTCTGGCAGCACCTGGGGCTACAGCTACAACTGTTGTTGATGCAGCAGATATTTGCAAGCCAGTAACATATAAATGCGGCAACGCATAGATAGCTTCATTTTGTATTTGTGGAATAGCCATTTTAATTTCCTCTTAAAAGATTAAGTTAGCGGGCCAGAAGACCCGCATAAATCCTTATTAACCTTGTGATAACGGTATCATGTATCGCATGGTGTATTCAGGAACTAAAACTGAGCCATGCACTTCGTCGTAAATCATACCGGTTTGGTTTTGGCCGAACAGAGAACCGTAGGTCAACCGCAAACTAGCGCCTGTGTCTTCATCGTACTCATTAGCAGTATCGAATGGTGATTGTTCAGGCAATTGTGGCATAGCCAGGTAGAACGCTTCGCCGCCCAAAATACCGCCACATCTATGGCTCGGGAAGGTTAGCAATTGCATGCCAGCAACGATTGGGTTGTTGACGTTTTGGTTCTGTCCGCCAGCCCAGTTCAGTGCAGGAGTAACGCTGATTGTAACTACACCACTACCGTTGGCGGCTGCATTAGCGGTTGCTCTGAATTGCACAGGGTTAGCGCTTTGGAAGTGGCCAATGAACGTCAAGTAACGCATGCTTGGCTGTCCTGAGACACCGTCAGCAAACTGGAACAAGTCGCCGGCAAATACAGCGTTAGCATCACTGACGGTGGCGCCAGATACTGTAATTTGGGTTACGTTATTACCTGTAGGATCGTTCGTACCCGTAACAGTCAATGTTTGTGCCAATACGCCAGTATTACCTGAAACGTGAATAGGCATTAAGTTAGACTGATAATATTTAACCAAAGGCGTACCAAAATCACCGATTTCCCATGACATAGCAATGTCATCGTTACGATGAGGAACAAACTGGTTCAAACCATTACCAACAATCGCAGGAACAACTGTATCAGGCAGATAAACTTTGATGCCCTCAGCTACAGAGCTATAGTTCTTGAAGAACATAATAGCTTGAGCTAATTGTTGATACGATGTGAGTGCTGTAGAGCCATTACCAAAGAATCGATAAGGACCAGAGAACGAGTTTTGTGTGCCGTCAACTTGGCTAACAACGCCAGAATCCCAGTTTAATGCAATATTGCCCTCAACTTGGGTAGCTAATTCAGCAATAAACGATTTACCAAAGACTCGCATGTAGTCTTCTTCGCCTTTCTCTAAGTTAAATATTCTTTGTTGTGATGTAACAGCGAAAGAACTGTTGTTCGCTTGGTCAGCAACCAATTGTTGTACGCGCTGAACGGCTGGCTGGAACGCCGCTACCAAACCGGCAACTGTAGTTGCACGTGGTGGCAAGTCAAACGTTACTGTCGAGCCTAAGTTCGCTTGGATTTTATCGAAATCTTTAAAGCGAGTGTTTGCTGTACTGATGTGACAGCACAAGTTTTGCAACAGAGCCAAACCAGAACGTTGGTATGTTTGGACCTGTTGTAAAATGTTATTCGGGAAAACCGCCATGATATGCACTCCTAACTATTAAGTTATAGTTCGGATATCAGGCTAAACCTTGTATTTCGCCTTTAAATCGCGCATAGACAAGATGCCGCCTGAATCCGTACCGACGTTAGAAGGTCGTTGTTGACTAAGTGGCGAATTTGGGGTTCTTATCTTACCGGCTTCGTCATTGGCTTTTATGCTATCCGCTAAACGCTTGGCCTGAACCATTGCATCCCGTGGTGACATATAAGACAGTTGCTCTAATTGAGCCATCTTCAACCGATCTTTGCCTAACTCATACAATACGTCAGCCGAATTATCCACATGCTCGGCCAGCAACTGTACAACATTAGGAAATCGCGAGTATTCGATATCCGCCGTAACCTTGTCAAAGTCTTCGTATCGCTCTTTACCCGATGCAATCTTGTCCCAGAAACTTTGTACGATTCGCTGAGCATTCTCTTGTTCAGACTTGCCCTGCGCATCCGCAACCCATTGGTCACGAAGTCTCTGAGCCTCTTCAGCGGCCATCCGTCTTATATCTGATTCTGGTACGGCATTTTGCTGGGATTGGTAAGGCTGCTGCGACTGCTGTGATTGCTGCGACCCGTACTTCTGCTCAGCATACTGAGGTTGCTCTTGATAGAGCCTGTCTCTTTTCTGAGAGTCCTCGTGCTTTACACGCTTAATCAAATCATTAACTTCTGACTGTCTAAATGTACGCTCTGTTTGCGTCGGCTGCGACGTTTCAACAGGTGCACTTGCAATAGGCGCAGATGATTCTACGCTTTGACCCAAACTTGTCTCTTCCATCAATACGTCCTTCAGCTATTAAATTCCCCGCCACGGTAGTCGCCTCGCATATCGCACGAGTCTCGAACTATTACGCCGTTACGCTGCATATCCCCGGCTCTCGTACGGGTCCCGAATCTAATCGCCCACCATGGCTTTTATCATGAGACAAATGTAGTCATTATTGATTCTTTATGCAAAGTTTGTTATATGTCTGTGCAAGGGAATAATAAAATTGTAAGGATTGATATGATTGTCATTATGGGCGAGCCTTATCTTACAGATAAAGAGGCATCCGATAGGTATGGGTATTCACAATCGTGGTTTATTAGGGCTCGCGGGCAAGGATTTGGACCAAAGTGGGTACAGATAAAAAAGCATGGTCGGGTATTGTATCCGGCCTATGAAACGGATAAATGGTTTGAGGAGAGATTGAAGCATGATGAATAAAATGAAAGAAATTCCTAATGATGCACGATGTGAAGCCTTGGAAATAAGTGTTGATAATTTAGAAACAAAAATAAAATCAATGACTGAGCAAATACATTACTTTAGATACGAGATGGCAAAGTATTTTAGAAAATATAATAAACTAGAACACGAATTAGAAGTTTCCTGTATCCAAAACATAGCTTCAAATGTTCAAGTATTAATAAAAAAAGAGGCAGATTTTTCAATATCCGAATCAGATTTTGCCAAATCATTAAAAGAAACTATTAGCAAATGGTTTAATGAGCAAATGCAAGAATTAGTGGCGCAGTCATCTCCTGTATTAGAGAGAATGGACAAAATAGAGCAAAATTTCCTGGATTATATTCGTTATTTTGAGGAACAAAAAGGGGTAAATATTTTAAAAATAGAATAGATAACCCGCGCGTGCTTTCGCAGAGGCGCGGGCCTTATTGGTTATACAGTTGCTGTAAGCAGCTGGTATACAAGAGTAATGGTGATATTTGTGCCAGTCCCGCCTGTATAATCTCCAGTAGCATTACTAAAGGTAATTGGAAGATTGCTTGTCCCAGTTAGCGCAGACGATGCAATAGGACCCAATGTTCTAACCTGACTGGTTGCTGCTGTAATATCTCCCGCAACCAATCCTGCTCCAACGGCAGAAGTCCCCGCGCCATGGGCTGTGGTTCCGTATTGGATGATAGGTGCTGTACCTGTTGCATAAGGCGTATGGCCAGTACTTGCGGTATATACAGAAGCCGATATAACTTGAACCACCTTTGTAGCCCCGGGAGTCGCCACAATAGTCAAAGGAGTATCATACGCTGTAACCATTTGCGCCGGACTGAACGTCACAGCCACTTGATATAGCTGACCTAG